TCATTTAACTTTTCATCATCATCAATAACTGTTCTAGCTATTTCTTTATCTACTTCTTTATTGAAAGTAGGAGAACCAATGTTTAATGCTTTAGCTTGTTGGAAGTACATAAGATCACTTGCATAATCTCTAATGTTAAATGAATCAGGATAGTTAATCTCTCCATCAAATGTTGTGTTTTGAAATAGTGCATATAGATTAAATAATTGTTCTTCTGCTAATTGTAGGTTATCTGCTTTTTCAGATAGTCTAGCATTAAGTAATTCAAATTCAGTTTGTAAAGCTACACCAGAACTAATACCTGACTTGGTACTTCTTACTGCACCAGTATGTGCAATTCTATTAATAGCATCTACTTTGTGTTTAATTGAATCCATAATAGATTGTAAGTTCTGTCCTGATGGTTGTAGTAAATAAGGTTTTAAGTTTGGTTCTAATTCATCAGGCATTTCTATAACTGCACCAGCACCAGCACTAGCATTTACACTAGGAGTCTTAACTAAAGAAGGGTGGTTTGTTAATCTGATTAATTGTTCCATTTCAGAGTATTCATTGTAAATAGATTTTTGAAGATCAGCTATATCACTTAAATCTGAATGACCAATTCCTCTCTTATGAGATTTAGCATTATATAAAATAACTGCTGGTATCTTACCAATCGTATTAGGTGTAGAATCCATTAGTCTAGGTTCTGAATTTTTAGGAAGATAAACTGTATCAATTCTATCAGGATACCATAAACGGAAATACTGTCCACCATCTCTATCTATTTCTTCTCTTACTTTTAAATAATCAAGTTCGTACTTACCATTAGCTTGTCTTGTGTAGTTCCAATCAAATACATTTTCAGGTGTAAGGATTGATAAGTAAGGTCTTATGTCTTGGTCTAATTCGTCTGCTTTTGTACTTGTTGTAATATTTGGTTTATCTAAAATCATAAAACAATGACCATAGATAGATGCGTAATTTTGTGCTTGTCTTATTACTGAATTTAAATTGTTACCATCTAAATCTGCATCTTTTAAGAATGAATCTAAACTAGGTTCGTCTTGCATATCTGCAAAATCTCTACTCGGTCTAACTCTAAATAAAAATGATGAATATATTTGAATAATGTTTTTACAATGATTATCGCATGGAGTATTAGCAAGTCTTTGATTAAATTCTGAATCTAATTCTAAATTATATCTATTAAGATAATTGCCTGAAGTATAATCAAATCCACCATTATATGATCTAATAAAATACTCCCAATTTGAAACTGTTTCTGAATAATCTTTATGAAGTTCTATTATTGAATCTTTTGTGTATGCCATATTTATTTCATTGCCCATCTTGTAGGAGAACTAAATACTGTCTGTGTAGTCAATGGTTTTAAATAATCAATCATATAACCTAGTGCGTCATTCATATGGTCGAATCCATCTTCCTTATCAGGAATATTTGTATTCTCTTTGTATATCTGTCTTTGTAAACCTTTTATCAGGGTTTTGCAAGATTGTGAAACAAAAATATGTCTTACTCCAGTAGAATCTTTTAATCTGCTATTCACAGCATTGACTCTATCTCGAATTGCTGGGTGTTTATTTTTAACTTTAACTTTGAAACCAGCATTCTGTAAAATAGATAAGTCAGTTCTCCCACCAGCACTTGTCTTTCTTTGTTTAGAAGCTGGGTCAGGATATATAAAGATTGGTATTTTAGTACCATATCTATCTCTTAATTCTTGCACCATCTCGTCTGTATTACTTCCATAAATAATTACTTCATCAATAAATATTACTTTATCCTTTTCTAATTGTGCAACACAAGCTGACATTGGGTCTACGTTAAAATCCATTCCTATATGTAAAGGCTTCTCCCAATCAATAGTTTTCTTAACTACATTATCAACTGGGTGGAAGTTGTAATAAACAGAACCAGCATAGTTCTCAAATGTACCTTCAAACTCTTGTCTAAAAGTTCTAATATCTATGTCTTGTTTAGCCTGTTCTATTTCTTCTGCTGAAACCATACCACCTTCAACAGTAGTATATTGGTAACTATCCCATTCATCATCTTGCTTTCCTTTTAAAAATAATTCATATGACCAATTACCATATCCTTTAGGAGTTCCACAGAATAAGACTCTACCAAGTGTATCAGAAACAGATGCTCTTAATACTTCATACCATGCTCTTTTATCTATATCTGCAAACTCGTCTAATATAAGAAAGTTTAATCCACTACCTCTTAACCCATCATAATTATCAGCACCCTTTAATGAGATTGTACTATTAGATTTCCTAATCGTAATAGTCATAGTAGTTTCGTTAATATCGTCTATCCAGTTAAACTGATTAAGCATCTCTTTTAGATTAGCCCATACGATCTCTTTAGCCATTTTAAATGTAGGTGCTATATACCAGATTTTCTGATTAGGTTTTGTTGCGTACTTCATCATCTCGGTAATACATAAATAGGTCTTACCAAATCTACGACCACTAATTAAGACTCTGAATCTACTATCAGAACTACTAACCTTCAATTGAGGTTTAGTGAGGGATATTTTCATTTAGTTTATTGAAGTGGATTTTTTGTACTTACCTTTATTTCTTCAATTTGAACTTTTAATAACTCTATTTCTTTTTCTAAAATTTTAATGTTTGTATTACTGTGTGTATGTGATGTGTTATGTGAATGTGTGTTATCTGCACTTTCTAATGCTTTAACTTTTTCTTCTAATACAGCAACCATAGATAGATCAACTGTTTTAGATGCGTTTTCTAATACATCTATTTTAGTCATAACTTCTCCATACTTAATAAATCCAGCACCTATACTTCCTATAAGTCCTAATATGACTACTATGTTTGTAAGATTCTTTTTAATATCTTTAACCATTTTTTAACTCCTGTATCTGTAAAAGTAACATATTCTTTTGATACTTTATTTCGTTTAATTTTTTAATCTTGATTCCCATTATATCATTATCAATATATTGTACTAAATCAACATTCTTATAGATAGACCTATTATCAAATATTGCGATCTGATTCAAATAAATATCTTTAGGTATATAGAAAACAGTATTGTTATAAGCAACAAGTGATATATCGCTATCTATCATTCTATCCATTGTAATAAGGTTTTTAAGTTCTAAATTCTTAACTGGGTTCTTAACTTTAGCATCTACTTTAGCCATGATAACTGTTAATGTAGGTTTAATATTCTCTTTGGTTTCTACTTTCTTTTCTTTAGTAGATTCTTCTTTAGTAGCAACAGTTGTAGTTTTAGTTTCTTCTTTAGGCTTTGCAGCAACAGTAGATTCTTCTTTAATGGCTTCTTTAGGTTCTTCTTTGGCAGCTTCTTTCATAACCTCTGCTATTACTTCTTTTTTCATAGTTTCAACTGTTTTAGTTTTAGTCATAGTCTGAACTACCTCTTGAACTTTAGCTACTTCTTTAACAGTTGCTGCTTTAGCAGTATAGACAGTAACTTCCATTGTTTCTTCATTTAATTCTACACTAACTACTGACCCACCAGTTTCTAAATTAAGTTTTTCACTAATACTTTCTTCAAGTCCTGATACTACATTCCATATTTCAGATTCAGTAAGATTAGTAGTACCTAAAGATTCATTAATACTTTTAATTTCTGCTGTGCTTAATGGTTCATAATCTTCTGTTGGAAAATCTAATTCTAATTCAGCACCTAATAAGTTTGTACCTCTTAATGCTACACTTGTACTTTCTGAACCATCTACTCCTGTCCATGACCACTCATATTTATTAGCATGGACTCCGTTGTAATGTAAGCTGTCGTCAAATGATCGTGCATTAAGATTGTAACCAGCATCTGTTGTTCTTATTTGAGTAGATGAAGCTAATACATTTTCGTCTGCATCTAATACTTTCATTGTAACAGTATAACTATCAACTGCACCATCAGAAGAACCACATTTAAAAGCTGATTGATTCCACTCACAGTTTTGTACTGATATAGAACTGTTTAAATTTATTCCACCATTAAGTTTTATTTGTGTAGAAGTATGAGTAATACCATCTGGTGTACTATTTCCTTC